ATGGGTCCAATAACATAATAAAAATCTATTGTTGTAGATGCGCCTGAACCAGAACCCGAAGCATTACTACCCATTTCAATTTCCATGGTTTTAGCGCTCGGTACATCTTTCACTTCAAATAAAATATCTTCAAAATCAGCATCCGTAAATCCAGTTGATAAAGCCGTAACACCGGTAACACTATCTAATAAAATAATATCTCCAACATCAGCTCCATGAGCTGTACTTGTCGTAAGAGTAACCGTGGCATCTCCACTAACCATAGTGAAAGTACAACTGGTTTGTTGACGTCCCGTATCTAAAGGGGTGATATCATAGACAGCCCCTTCATAATAAATATATAAACACTTATTGGTTCCAATAGCAGCATATTTATTACCTGCTAAATCTACCCAAGTATGTTGATCACGGCCTGCGCCTATAAGTTTAGAGCTAACTAGCTGTTGCCAACCTCCTATTTTTTCAGGAAAGCCATATCTAAATCGGGAGTAATCGGCGTTTACCCATTTACCCTCTGCTCCTGTATCTGAAGATTGCTTGTCTAATCCAGGTTTTAATCTGATTTTATGTAGCATAGAAAAATCCGTTTAAGATACAAATATACTATATCTTTGTGGATATCAACTACTTAGGAATGCCTAGTTTAGGCCGTCCATCATATAGATTTTTATTACCAAATGGACCATCTAGATTATTATAGTGAAGAAAGGTTTGAACACACACGTCGCCTTCAAAAGATTCTCTCCAGTGCTCTAGCTCACAACCACTATAGACTAACATATCACCAGGCTCTAAGATGATAGAATTACCTTTAGGAGCATCAGGTTTGACGATGTTTTTACTTTCATCTATCACATTATTTGTTCCAGTAGGGTCTATAAATATAGGCCAAGGATTTCCTCCTAAACACAGAGTGGTAGAGATTTCACAACTGGGTCTATCTTTATGTCTTTTTAAAATATCTCCTTTTTTATAAGCACGGGCAAAAGCATAACATGGAATAAGGTTTAGTTCTGTTTCTTCCTTCATCCGAGGAAGCAACTTCATCATAAGAGTTTCCATAAACATATCTCCATAAACGGAATAGGTATTTGGAACTTGTGTATCTTCCCAGGTTCCAAAGCCAGGAGTAAATTTAGAAATATAATTAGCTTTAAACATCCAGTCTACCGCTTCACGTTTAAGTAGAAAATAATTAAAAGCAAAATTAGCTAGTTCATAAGAAATAGCTTGTTTTATAACGGAATATTTTTTCTCTTTAAAACTCATCGTTGTATAAAATTAAATGATACGGATATGCGAATATCATTACTTTCATTAGATTTAACTTCGTGTTCCAGCCACGATGGAAAAATAATTATTCTTCCTTCTTGAGGATCAAAGGAAACACTCCTCCAATATTCCCTAGATAAATTTTCTGTAGTTTGTCGAGGGCGTAAAATTTGAGTACCTGGTCGTGGGTCATGGAATTCTAGCTTACCCGCATTAGCAGGAACCTTAACATAATAGACTCCTGAAAAAAAAGCATTGGCATGATTATGTTTTTGATTCCAAGCTCTGGGTGGATTAATATTGGCCCACATATTTCCTAAAGCCACATTGGGTTCTAATTGTTCTTTTTTAAATATCTCATTCATCATACCAAATAATTCAGCGATGAGTTGTTGATACTCGGGTTTATCATGCATCGTCGTAGGACTATGCCATCCGCCATGATTAGTTTTTTGTACTCCTTTGGGGTCTTCTTGTTGCCACTTTAAAATATTTTTTTCTACTTCTTGATTCATTGCTGTAGGATCTTTTATATCATGGACATAAATAGAAGTAGGAAAATATAGTTCTTGACAAATATTAATGGTCATTTAAAATGGGGCCCTCCAAACCACATCACTAAAGATTTACGTTCTCCTTGCGTTACAGGTTTAACTCTATGTTGTAACCAACTAGCAAAAAAGGCAGCTTGTCCTTGTTCAAGTTTAAGCGTTTTTCCTTCGTCCATAAACTCTAGTTCGCCTCCTTCAAAAGTAGAGGGATCCGATAATAAACAAGTCATGGATATTTTACGCACCGGAGACTGAGGCTTACCTGAAATATCATTATCCATATGCCATTTATAAAATCCACCTGTGCGATAATAAGTAAATTGAGCCGGTTCAGTTAAACACATACCCTCAAAACCAAAATGATTATTGTTAGTTTTTAACATAGTGGCTTCAATTTCGTTGTACATCTCGGGCATCTCTTTAAAAGGAATCCAACTTATAGTAGTGATTCTTTTATTAGGATCATTCACTCCTCCTTCTGTGGATCCAAATCCAACCGTTGCTGCTTCATGTTTTAAACTCATTCCTTTATCAATAATAAGTTGACATTGCTGAGGGGTAAACAGTGGGCCTATGGTTTGAGATATATAACTTTGCCAAATAGGAGTTGTGTGTATCATGCTTGCCTTCCCAGGGTGGCATCATATTCCACATCCATATTAGCTGCTAAAGTTCTGCGCGCTGTAGAAGGATTATTATGAGGATAAACACAGTGCCTTATATCATAAGGGAAAATATAAAAACCTCGTTCTTTTAAAGGAGGAGCGAAATCTGTTTTAGTAAAATCTCCTGCACAATTCCCTATTAATTGAAGCGCTCCTCGACTTGGGGCGTCTTCTCGAACAATTTCAGGACCCATGTCTTTAGGAATCTTAAGCATCATCACCGAAGAGAGTCCGGTGAATAAAGCTCCTTGATGAATATGGACAGGATTATATTCATGGGGTTCCATTTCATTCACCCAAATGGAATTAAGATGAATTCGTCTGACAGGAAAATCATGAACATTTAAATAATGAATAAAAAGATTTTCAAACCAACTTAAGATATAGGAAGGAAGAGCCCTATGTTTCTTCATCTTTGAATTATCTTCTGCATTATATAAAGAGTGTTCTTTTTTAATTTTACCCACAAGTTGTTTATTAGCAGAAGGAAGATTAGTTACTTGAGATTCATAAATTTTATTAATAACCATAAAAATATCTTGAGGGACTTCGTATTCATTAACACGTTGTCCTAAAAACGTAACACGATGAGGAATATTAAAATCTGATATGGCCATATTCTTTTACAAACCTTTCAGGGATTAATTTTTTATATTGATTTTCTACTTTCATAATTTTATTGGTTCTAATAGTATGCATATTTTTACCAAAAACGCTATCATTATACATTATTCCATTCACTGTGATTTGATCTAGATCAATAAACTTATGCGAAAAATAAGGAAGGTTTAAAAAGGTGTATACTTTTCTTAATTCTTTTTCAGGATTACGGATTAAATCATCATACCTTATAAAAACAGCCATCTCAGGATGTTGGAGTAGATATTGAATGGACATCAGTTCTTTTGCTACACCTCCATCTTTTTGCATGATAAAAGTTAATTTTTCATCTAAGGTTTTAAACTTATTTAAAAAACTTGTGGGTTCTGTTTCAAACCATCTAATATACGAAGCTAATACATCAAGTACATCTCTTAAAAGTACAACACATCGAATAGGTTGTTTAAAATGTTTTTGCATAACCTTTAGATTTCCCGGTGTACACACAGGACCTCGGTCTATAATAACTTTATGGTGCCAATATTTATAATATAGATTATAAACGTCATCCAGCACATTATTGAAAGATTGTTCATCAGGGAAATTTTGAAAATCATCTGTCTCTTTTAATAACCAAAGAGTTTTCATAATTTCAAGTGTGATACTATTAGGAGTAACAACGATATCCGGATTTTGATTTAAGAGCGATGAAAACAGGGTGTTCCCTGATCGTGGCATTGCACAAAGAAAATTTATAGTTTTAGCTTCTTTTGCCATATACAGGAGTTTCCTCTATGGCCTTTTTCTTCTCTTGTTTTAATTGAGCTGCTTGTCTTTCTTCCACAACTCTTTCTGTTGTCTGTAATTGTCCTAAAACATTAAAGACCTCAGGTTGAGAAGAGCCAGGTGTTAATGTGTTCTTTTTATTTTTAAATAATTTGCTAAAAGATTCTAACTGATGGGTGTCTACATTCTTAGTATCAAAGGTTCCATCATTATATATTTTTTTGAAAGAAGACCATTCAGCGATTTCTCTCATCCGATCCCTTGCCACCAATTGCATATTGGCTTTGCCATAAGTCTTCTGATCAATTTCAATTTGAATAAGTTTTTTCTCCAGAGGATCTTTTTCTTTTTTTAATTCTAATTGCTTTTGTTCTAATTCTACGTCGTTCTTTCGATAATCAAAAGATAAATTCATTATATTTTCTAAAAAAACATTTTGTTCTCTTACGCACTGCCAATACTTAGCAGCATTGGTTGGATACTTTGCGTCACTTAAAACAGAAATTTCCATCTCAGTCTTAGTTCTAAAAATTTGTTTTTTAGTCCAAGTATCTCTGAGTTCTCCGATCAAAGATTTAAATTGAGAAACCTGAGTAGGATCTAATAATTGATCCATTCGTGGAGCTTCTTTTTCGATAACTGTGAGAATATTTCTTTTCTCTTTCATAAGGCTGTATTATATACTTTTTTTACTTTATTGTCAATTCTAAGAAGTAGTAATATCTTGAGCACTAATCGTAGTAGTTCCTAGAGTATATTCTTCTGTTAAGTTTGATCTAGTAGCTGTAGTAGGAGAATATCCTCCTATTGCCAAAGCTCCTGTCTGATCTCCTGCTCCGCTACCTGATTGTAGAGTAGCGTTTAGCGATGCTCCCGTAGCAAATGAGGTACCATCCCAAGTTTGAGAATTAGTTCTAGCATAAGTGGGAGGTGATGATGAATAACACGCACCTAAAATTCCAGCTGATGAGGATCCTCCACAGACACCTGCACCTGCAGTTCCTCCATAAAGCATGGTCATTGGACTAGTTGTCCAACTTGAACCATCATAAGTTCCAACAAAAGTGGAATATGCATAATCGCCTGGGGGACCTGAATATCCTCCCATTCCCAGAGCCGCACTAGAAGTTCCTACTACAGAATTTCTCCATGTGCCTTGGGTTAACGCACCTCCTGCTGTCCATGATGTACCATCATATTCTTCAGTCGTCGTCATTTTACCTGGGGCCCATCCTCCGGCCATAATAGCTCCTGTTTGAGGACCACTCCCAGATGTATAAACTCGTTGTGGTGATCCTGGAGAAGCTGCTCCTCCGGCCGTCCACGATGAACCATCGTATTCATAAGTATTACTTGTAGCTGCACCGCTGGCAAACCCAACTGAAGACCATCCAGCTGTGAGAGTTCCTCCAGCCGTTCCAAAATAAGTAGGAGCAGGAGTTGAACCTCCCGCTGTCCAAGCACTACCATTCCACTCTTCGGCCGCAGCCGTATGCGTAGGTGCAGAAGGTGAAACATCTCCGCCTAGCACAAACGTAGCGCTAGAAGTTCCTATACTTTGTCCCATTTGTTGTCCCGATCTTGCAGTTGTAAGAACTGTTGAAGTTGCCCATGCATCTAAAACGTATGTGTTGGCATCAAAATTATATTCATTTGCTGCTGTTGTTGCAGCAGGGGTGCCACCGCCTGCCATTGTTCCAGCAGTTCCTGAACCTGCTCCTCCTGCAAATAAAGCTTGTGCAGTAGGATAAGCTGCTCCTGTTGACCATGCACTTCCATCATATAAATTCGTTGCTGTACTAGCTGAAGGTTGTGTTCCTCCAACATTCACTGCTGCAGATTGTGTTCCAAATCCTGCGGCATCACGTACTGCAGCGGGTAAAGCCCCACTTGCCGTCCAACTTGATCCATCATAATTAAATGAAGTAGACTTGGCTGTAGGTTGACTACCATCTGAACCGCCCATAAAAACTGCGGCAGTTTGAAGACCTGCACAACTTGCTTCTTGAGCTGCTGTTGGAAGAGCTCCACCTGCTGTCCAAGCGGTACCACTAAATTCTTCCACAACGGTTAAAGTTCCTGGCGGACCTGCACCGGCGATCATTAGTCCTGCAGTTTGAGTACCACAAGCTGCTGCATCCGTTCTTCCATTCGTTAAGGCAGCTGGAGAAGCAGTCCAAGTCGTTCCATTATAAAGATCTCCTGAAGTTAAATTAGGATGACCACCGAAGTTAGCTCCAGCAGTTAAAGTTCCAAAGCCACCATTTTGTGTAGGTCGCGCAGTTCCAATATCCCCACCGGAAGTCCAACCTGTTCCATTATATTCTTCTGTTAATACTCCGGGAGCGCCTCCATTTGTTATCCAAAAAGCATTTTGAGTTCCATTAGCACCATAATTCGTTCGTGTTCCTACATTAATCATAGGTGAAGCCGACGCCCATGCTCCTGATGAAAGATAGGATTGTAGTGCTGAATCTGTAGTATTATACCATATCTTACCTGTATCAGCGGATGCACCGGGTGCAGCTGATTCGTACCCAACTTCTGTACCTTTAATTTCTCGATATGTCGCCATTTAATCTCCTAAGGAAGTGTGACAGTTTCCGGTCTATTGGTATGCTCTTTTTCTTCTGCACTTAAAGCATCCCAAGTCGCTTGGTGAGATTCCATCTCAGCAGTAACTAAAGCTTGGGCTTCATCCTTCGTTTTAGTAGTGCCATTATTTCTAGCAACCCACAAACGTGACTCTTGACCATCTGTTGCTACCCATACATTAGCCGGATACCCTCGAAGCCAGAATTTTCTTCTGTCTTCATGAGTAATAAAACCTCTGCCGGTGTTGTTTGCAACACTATAGTTAAATATATCAGCCATATTATTATCCTCCTTATTTTATTATATTTGTTTAACTCTCATTTGTCTAGCTCGTTGTAATCGTCTTCACTGTGTCCACCATTCCTAATTCTTCAGTAGCATCCGTAGAACTTGGAGTTTCTCCTCCACAGGCCAAAGCTGTCATCTGAGTTGCGGTTACAGCACTTCCAAATTGATCTCGTGGTGTAGACATACTCACGGACGTCGCCCATGAAGTTCCATCCCATAATTCTGTATCATTATAAATCGATGTAGGTGGGGCACTATTTCCCCCGTATGCGGCTGCGGCCGTTTGAGTTCCATTTCCTCGTGGAAATTTTCTTGTTTGATTAAGAGTATTAGCAGTCGTCCAAGCACTGCCATCAAAAAGTTCAGTAACGTCATAAGTGGCATAAGGAGGAGGTACTTGACCTCCTGCTACTACTGCTGCTGTTGACGAACCAGCGGCAGCCATATACTGTCTTCCTGTATTCATTGCACCAGGTGATGTTGTCCACGTTGAACCATTAAAAGTTTCAGCGGAACTAAGATTCGTTCCTGGGCTCGGTGGATGTGTTACTCCTCCTGCTACCCAAACCGCTTCAGTCGTTAAACCCGCGCCCCCTTGTCCTTTTCGGGCGGTATTCAGCGATGTAGGATTGCTTGACCAAGTACTACCATTATATTCTTCAACAGCAGTTAAAGAGCTATAAGCAGGTGGACCTGAATATCCTCCACAATAAATTGCGGCTGTATTCGAAGCCCCGCCTCCTGATCCTATGGTTCTACCTGTATTAAGAGTTCCTGGAGAAGTCGTCCAACTCGCTCCATCATATTCATATGAAGTAGAGGGTGATGCACCTGTTGCCATAACAACGGCTGAAGTTTGTGTTCCAGCGCCTCCCATTGAGCCAGCGGATGGTGTTACCATATTTCCTCCAGTTGCCCATGCTGCGGCTCCTACAACACTTTTGTAGGCTTCAGTTGTAGTATTATACCACACTTGTCCTACGTATGCAGTTGGCAAATCACTTGCTAAACTTTGAACTCTTCTGCCTTTTATTACTTTGTATTCTGCCATAATTAACTCGTTGTTATTGTTTCTGCTGAACCAGCCAGTGCAAATGTCTCTGTAACATCTGGAGCTGCTGGTCCTGGATTTCCACCCCAAGCAAGAGCAGATGTATTAGTCGTGCCCGCTCTTCCGGTATAATCTCTAGCAACATTTAATGTTCCAGTAGCACTCCAAGCTGAACCATCGAACGATTCTGTAAATGCTTGAATGTTCGTTGGATTCGGAGGAGAATTAAATCTTCCTCCATACATTAGAGCTAAGCCCTGTGTGCCACAACTTCCGCTTCCATTTCGAGCGTTATTCAAAGCGATCGGACTATTAGTCCAACTTGAACCATCATAAGTTTGAGTGGTTGTAATTCTTGATGTATTTTCATTGGGACCCGTATAGCCTCCCATATATAAACCAGCTGTTTGAGTTCCTACGCTTCCACCAGCTCGAGAAGTAGTAGATTGAGCTCCCCCTGCAGTCCATGTTCCTGAAGCATATTCATTGGTTGCACCTGTTATGGAAAAACCAGGACTCGTCGTACCACCCGCCACCAAACCTGCGGCATCGGTTCCAATTCCTCCTCCAATTGATATAACAATAGGATAGGCTGTGCCATTTGACCAGGTTGAACCATTATAAGTTTCTGTATCAGTACATTGCCGTGCAGGCGCAGGAAGCTGATCTCCTCCTACCGCTATGCCTGCGGTTTGAATTCCAAAGCTAGCTATTCCAAATCTTCCTGTATTCATTCCTGGATTAGTAGTCCAACTTGATCCATCCCATTCTGCTGAAACAGTCAATTGAGGATTACCTCCCATGCTTAAAGCGGCAGTTGCAGTTCCGCAACCTTGTGTACTTGTAACATTAACAGGAAAAGCTGGTCCTGAAGACCAGGAACCTGATTGAACACCAACTTTAAGTTTACCTGAAGTTGCGTTATACCAAATATCTCCTACATTAATAGTAGAAGGGTCAGCGCTGATTGACTGAACGTTAAAACCTTTAATTTCTTTATAAGTTGCCATGAGGATTATTTATCCTTCAATAGCCACCCTTGTGTAGAATCTGTAAAGACTAATGTGAAAGCGGCACGTTCAACGGAAACCGTTAAATCAGCTGCTACACCATTAATTTTTTCCGAACCATTGGGGGCGACAGTTAGATTATTTGTGTCAAATGTTGCTGCATAATCAACAAAGGTACATTCATCTCCTATTGTACCTGCTGGCAGTGCAGCTTCAAAAGCTCCTGAAGTAGTATTACAAAAGTATCCTTCTCCTCCTACTGCTGTAAAACCTGAAGTTTTAACTGCTTGCCATGATGTTCCGCCTGAGTTTGCTACCCATGCAAGAGTTCCATCCGTTTGACCTGTTAATATATAGTCATTAACCGCAGGTGCATTTTGTGGCCATGTCAAAGTATAAGACGTACCTACTGCAGTATGCGATTTAAATCCTATATATTTATCATCATCTGTATCCGCCAATCGCAATTCTTTCTGAGAGTTAATTGTTAATCCAGTTCCAGCGGTCCAGACTAAATCTGCATCTCCACCGAAAGCACCGGAATTATTATATTGAATTTGTGTAGTAGAACCACCAGGTGAAGTTGAAGCTCCTACGCCAGTATTAATAATATCGGTTCCATTATGATAACATAAATAAGTTGTACCTTCAGTTAAAGCAAAACCTGTTTGACCGGTAACTTTAAAAGTTAAAGTATTTCCGCCATGAGTTGTGTTATCAAAAACAATAAAAGGTTTTTCAATCGCTGCTGCAGGATCTCCTGCTGTTGCTGCAATATCTAAAACTCTTGTTCCTCCAAGGGTTCCCGTTAGTTCTAAAATAAAAGCTCTTCCATCGTAAGTTCCTGTAGAGCCATCAGGTATGGTTAACGTTCTATCCGCTGTCATTGCGATAGATTGATAGCCAAATGTTTCTTTGATTTCGTCTAAAGTTGTATTAGTTTTAGTTCCCCATGTACCAGCGTTTTCGCCAGTAGCCATTTTTTGGTAACCTAAACTATTATATGTTGATGCCATAAATCTCCTTAAGCTGCTTCTTCTACATCACTATAACTGGTATTCGATCCAGTTGCAACATTTGTATACGACGTATTTGAACCTGTGTCAATGTCTTGATAATGCTGAATTCCAAGATTTCCGAAAGAAATAGTACCCGAAACACCTGTTAATTCTACAGTCGTATAAGTGGAAATAGTGAGCGAACCGGTGCTAGTAGTGGCTGAAACTCCTGTTAAAGGAACTCCTATACCAACTACAACTGAACCTATCGAAGTTGTTGCTGAAACTCCAGCCGGTTGAACCGTAGGATTTGAAGTAATTGTCATACTACCTTCGTTGGTAGTAGCAGAAACTCCTGTTAATGCTGTGGTATTATAGGATCTTGCAGTTGGTGTTCCCACAGCTGATGTCGCTGAAACTCCTGTTAAAGGAACTCCAATTTCTATATTTAATGAACCATCGGCAGTAGTTGCTGAAACTCCTGTTAAAGAAACTGTTACATCTCCAACTATTGTTGGTGCTCCTATAGAAGTGGTTGCAGAGACTCCTGTAAGTCCCATGACATCTGCAGGTGTAATTGCTCCTACACTTGTAGTTGCTGAAACTCCACTAGGTCTAACGACTGCTTCGTCAACAGACCCCCAGCCATTGTATCCCCATTCAAGAGTACCCCAACCAGGTTGAACAAAAGCGTCAACGCTTCCTACTGTAGTTGTTGCTGATACGCCTGTAAGAGTAACTGTTTGATCGTTAAGCTCTCCCCAATTAGAATCACCCCAACCTTTGGCTCCCCATCCTGTATTATAAACTGTAGAATCGTTCCAGTCCGCCTGTCCCCAGGTTAACCGCCCCCATCCTGATGATACGTCTGCCATAAGGAAGGACTCCTTATGCTATTTGTATGATTGCTGTTGATGCCGCCGCTGCTGGAAATTCTACTGTGAAAGTTCCACTTGTAACGGTTTTGTCTCCACCAAAGTCAATGGCACAAACTGCTGCGTCACTTGAGTGCGAATCATTAAAAATTAAACAACCTCGTGCAGTAAAAGAAGCAGAAGTCCAGCTTGTATCTGCAAAATCGCAAACCGCTGTATCACTATCTAATGTAGGAGTGACACTTGTTAAAGCATTTCCTTTTGCTGTATAGCCACCAGTAGTCGCTAATTCTTCTGAAGTTGTATAAGCAGTTGTAGATTTATTTAAAGTCGCATCACTATCATACAATGCTAAATTAAAAGTGTTTCCACTAGATGCAGTAAAATTATGTTCAGCCTCTAAAATTTCTTGTTTGAAACTATTACAAATTGCTGATGTTATTGCCATGTTTATCTCCTATTACGGATTTGGTGACTGAATGGGTATACGAATTGTTCCATCCGTATAATCATCTCGTCTCCGTCTTCCAATTTGCTCCGCAGCAAATTTCTCTAGTTCTTGTTTATACCTATTTTCATATAGTGTCAACATGTCCATTGGACCTTTTAAAAAGCCATAGGCCTCTATTAGACAGGCATATAATAGCCCTGCTGGAAAATATAGACTGATATAAGTTCCACTCGTATCTGTAACTAAACTCGTAGGTTTTGCATTAAAATGAACTTTAAAAGCGTAATTTGCATCAGGAACAGGGGCAACCATCATACGTCCTGAAGTCGTATCTGTCGTTCCCGTAGCTCCTCCAAACATTGCATAATATTTAGGGGCTCCTGTATCTGTTTCAGCAGGAATAAACTCCTGTAGATAAGTTCTATCTTTTTTTTCTAACCATGTATTTGCACCCGTAGTCACAGAAGTTGAAGTATAGACCTGCATTCCTCTTACGAATAAACATCCTGCAGGAGCGTTAATTGTAGATTGATTTGCAACTAAATTTCCAATTTGAGCTTTTCGATCTGCATCAATAGGACAATCTCTCATTATCCGATATTCTGCATTTTCTATAAATCTGCCTAGAAGAGCACCAGTAAAAACATTACTATCTACTTCAGTATAACTTCTAAGATCAGCTTCTAATGCGGAAAGTGTATATCCTGCCATTATCTTCTTAGCTCCATACAGTTTTTACAACTTTTTTTCATACTCGTATGTTCCCAACAATGTCGTTTTTTAAAAAGTCTATATAAAAAAATTTTTAAATATCTCATTATGCTCTAGCGTTAACCGGACCTGCAAAGATCGGGAAGCCTCCTCCTGTCTGTGTTGTACTAGCTGCAGAAGCTAATGTAAAGGTATAGCTATCATCATCTACTTTAGTAATTGAATAAGAGCCTCTAACTTGAACCCCAGAATTATGTGCCGATGCCGTTGTAACCAGAGGAGCTAAATTATAGGTAGGAGCTGATGAACCTCTAGTTAAACCCGTTAAATCATTACTCGATTTACCCGTATATTTAATAGTTTCATTATCGTTAGCTCCTGGATTAACCACAATATATCCTGAAGTTGGAAATGCAGATGCATCTGATAAAGTTAAAGTAGTAGCCGAATCAGTAAGATCCGAAGCAAGAGTTGTTTCTAAACCAAAAATAATAGGAGAAACTCCTCCTACCGAAGAAACAACACTTCTAAATCTCACAGCATCCCCGGTTGATCGACCATGATCTGGTTCATTAACCGTCACAGTAGTAGAACCTGCTGTTGATAAAGGATTATTAGGTAAAATTTTTGGTGTATAAAATTCAGTTCTTGCAGGGCGGGCTCTTTGTAAAGATTGAGGATCCGCACCTACTGGCTTAGGTTGAATTAATGGAGACTTTGGTTCATATTCAGAAATATGCACCCAGGCTCCAGTCCATTCTCTCACCATTTCCAAATAAGGAAATGCCTGACCTGATCGATCTGAAATTGATAATGCGTATTGTCCTCTTGAAAATTTAGCCATAATTAAACACTCGGATAATAAGTTTTAGGAGTTATATAAGTACTCGATGGTGAACCATCTTCTGCTAAAGCTCTTTGTAATTCATCTTCATAATAAAGTTTCATTTGTTGAGATAATTCAGGATTATATTTTTGACTTAAATAAAAAGATAATCCTGCTACCATACATGGCACAAAACGATAAGGAACATCTCCTACGTTAGTAAAAGCTCCCACATCTTTAATTCTTTTAATATAGTTATAATTTATTGTATGCCCATTTTGAGAGGAACTCGGAGTCAAATAAATTGTCATAGTCACTCTATCAATAAATCTTTGCACCCAATATTGGGAGGGAACTCCAGTTGCTGTTTTATTAGATAAGGCTTGATAAGTTGATCGATCAATTTTAGTAAGTGGAGAATCTACACTAGATGCATTTCTATAAGAAGCTTCTAATATATCTGCTGCGCCATAAATAGCTGTTGCATCAGAAGTACCATCGCCTGTAGATCTATAAATAACATATTCATTTTGATCGGTAGCTAAGGTAAAACTAGAATTACCTACTTCCCAATAGTGTAAACCTCTATTACCCCATTCTTGAAATAAAATATTTAAAGATCTTTTAGCTGTTTTTAATTGATAACCAGAAGTTGCTTGTAGACCAATACGTTCATATGCGTCTTCAATAACTTCATCAATACTAAACGTCTTTTCAAACGTATTTGTGGTAGCAATAGCCATCTACTACCTCCCTTAACCGTAAAAGAATGTTACATCAGCAATTGTAGTCAAAGAACAAGTTGGGTTAGTTAAACATCTTAAACCCGTTCCTGGAAATACCACACTGTATACGAAAGGACTTGAAGATCCATTGGGTGTTCCAAAAATACCAATCGATGTTCCATCATCTTCTATATCAATAGTACCCGCACCTGCTGTGCAATTTGCAGAAAATCCTAAAACTCTGGCAGGACCTGCAAAAATTACTTGATTAGCAGTTGTGCTTGTTATTCTTTTAGCTTTTATATCTACTGGATATGTACTCATATTTTCTCCTTAGTCGTGAGCTCCCGAAGGAGCTCACATTATTTTATTAACTTACGTTATTACGCTTCTAAACCTGGCGATATTTGTTGAACATAAGTTACCGTCAACGTCGCAACTCCTGTGTCTGAAGTAGTTGCAGAAGAGTCAGTAAAGATTTTAACATCTGTACTTCCAACATCTTCCCACGCATCAGCATCAGCAATTGTCGCTTGTGATGCTAATTTAATCGTATTGATAGTTGACACCGCAACAGCTGTTGCTAATTCAGTTGAAGCTGAAGTAGTTCCAATACTTAAAGTTGCTGAGTTATCATACGCAGTCGTTACATAAACCGTACACTCTAAAATTTGACTGTGCGCAGGAATAATAATTCCTGAAGCAGCCGCAGTTGTAGATTGTGTAATCGCTGCAGACTGAGCCATTACAACGTAACCGACATTCGCCATGTCTGTTCCGACTGTAGTCCCAGTTGTGTTTCTAATTGTTCCAGCCTTAATTGGGCCAGAAAATGTAGTTGTTGCCATGATTATAATCCTCCTAATTTATATGATGCAGTCTTTAGGCCGTCGACTATACTCGTCTACATCAAATTAATAATTGTATAGTAA